GCTGAGTCTAAAGTTTCATTCATTGATATGGCTGTAAAGAGTCGTTTGAATGAGTTGAAAGATCAGTTCAACCACAAGATGGTTAAGACGTTGTTTGAGCAAAATGGTTGGGCAACCGACATCATGCCTTACTTCGACTTTGATCTACCTAACAGTGAGACATTGGATAGTGTTGGTAGCTATCTTCAAAAGACCGCAGCAACTGGCCTTCTGCCTTTGACCCCTGAAGTTGTAAACTTCGTATTGGCTCGTGTTGGTATTGATTATCGAGTACCTGATGACATGCCTACTTCTGAACTCCGTGAGATAATGACTAACTTCAAATCAGAGTCTGGTGGTGGTATGGAAACTGGTCTCCCCGGTAGTAACGGTGAAGGTACAGGTGCTAACGGTGATCCTGATACAGCAAATAAAGGGAGCTAATTAATGGCACACTCACTGGTAAGAATTAAAGGTTCAATGGTTAACGTACCTCATTTGATCGAACCATCGTCGTTCGCTTCTATTCTGGAGTATGTTAATCAGCGAATCGAGGGTAATGCTGACATTACTCCTCAAACAGCATCTATGGACAGCGGTGAACTCTCAGGTCGATATGTACCGGATACCCAAACGGGTATTATGCATATTAGTGGTCCTCTGACTTATCGCACCACTGGATGGGAAGCCTTCTGTGGTGGAACATCTTACGATATGCTTAAAGATCAAATGGAATACTTCGTAGCTAAAGGAGCTAAGACTGTCGCAATGATGGTTGACTCTGGTGGTGGCGAAGCTCACGGAATGATGGACAGTGCAAACTACTTGCGAAAACTTGCTGATGATAACGGTATCAAGATCGTTGCATACGTTGATGGCATGTCAGCTTCTGCTGCTTATGGTATCTCATGTATTGCAGATGAAATTGTAATGTCGTCTGATTCACAAGTCGGAAGTATTGGTGTACTGATTCAACTGATGAACAACAGCAAGATGCTTGAGAAAGCTGGCATTGAAAGAACATTCATTACTGCCGGTAAAGACAAGGTTCCTTTTGCTGATGATGGTTCCTTTACTGAAGGTTTCATCGAAAGACTGCAAACTCAAGTGGATGCTCTTTATGAGGGATTCACTGGACATGTTGCAACACATCGCGCTCTAGACATTCAATCTGTAAAGGATACTGAAGCAAACGTATTCATGTCTGAAGAGGCATTAGCGCTTGGTTTGGCTGACAAGGTTATGACTGTTGAAGAGTTTTATGATTATCTGGCAGACGTTGCTCAGAGCAATATCGAGGGTACTGATATGGGCATGAAAGACGCCTTTAAATTTATGAACAAAGAGGATAAAGCAGAAATGGCTAAGCTAGACGAACTGCAAGCACAACTCACTGCTGAAGTAGAACAGCGTACCACAATGGCTACTGAGCTTACTGCTGCTGTTACTAAGCTTACTGAGGCATCTAGTCTGATTGAGACGTTGAATGCTCAACTTGAAGGTTTCAAGACGGCTCAGGCTGAAGCTGAGAAAGTCGCTGCTGATCTGATCGTAACACAACGTAAAGCTGCCCTGGCTGATGTAGTTCCAGAAGCTGAAGTTGAATCCTATTTGACTAATATGTCGGCAATGGATGAAGGTGCATTCTCGTTCATGGTTGGTCAACTGGCTGCTACAAAGAATGCTCGTGCTGAAAGCTTTAAAGCTGTTGGTACTGAAGGTGCTGAAGAAGATCCTACACCTCTGACCGCTGCTGACAAGATTCGACTTGCTGGTATTGAAGCTGCTAGAGCAATTGCAAAACGCGGCTAATTGAAAACACTTATTAGAGGAACACAAAAATGGCTTTTAAAGAACTGACCCTGTTGAAGTACGCTTCAGATCTGGTTATTGCTCACGCTGATTTCCACTTCAGCAATGACAATGCAAACGTAACACCGGGCGCTGCCCCATTCAAGCTGGGTACTATTGTACATCGTCCAAAAGGAAGCGCACCTACTGTTGCTTGGACGGCACTGGCTGCTGATGCTGACGTTGTTGATACCAATGAATTCGCTTTCCTGTTTGGTGATCACTACGGTTTCAAATATGACTTCACTCCTAAAGCAATCGTTACAGGTAAGTGGAACGCAGTAGTTGTTGTTCGTGACGCTGGATTCAAAGAATTCTACGTTAAAGAACTGTACAAGACTGTACTTGCTGCTGCTCCATACGCCTTGCTGCAACGCTTGCTGGCTGATCAAAACCTGATCGTACTGGAAGATGTAAGCGACCTCAAAGTCACTTTCTAATTTTATAGGGGTCATGAGACGACCCCTTTTCAAAACTCTATATAAGGAATGAATAATGTCTATCATCATTGACAAAAATATTGATCGTCTGTCGCAGGGTAAGTTTGTTGAGCTGACCGATATTCTGGTTGAACTGCCTCGTAACATTTCGATCATCGACCAATTGGGTTTGTTTGAAGAGAAGTTTGTTACTCAGAAGAAAATCGAGATTCAACGTTCTCAGTACAGCAACCATCTGATCAAAGATAAGAACTGGGAAGCCAAGGCTGATACTCTGGTTAGTAAGCCAAAGCGTGGTTTCATTCAGGTTAGCATCCCTAACTTTGAAACTCAAGATGCGATCAAGCCACAAGACGTTGACGGTGTTGCACAAGTTAACTCGATCCAAGAAGCCGCTCAACTGGAAACAGTAATGAACGTGCGTATGGAAAAGCTGGCTTATCACAACAACGCGTTTGATCTGACCCAAGATCTGGCTCGTATGCAGATGATCATGAAGGGTACTGTGTATGCTCCAAGCGGCACACTGGCTCAGAGCTATGGTGACACGGTTGACTTCTATGAAGAAATGGGTGTTACTCGTCAGACTTTCGACCTGAAACTGGTTGGTTCGGCTGACCCACGTATCTCTTGCTCGGCGGTTGTTCGTGCAATGCGTGAAGCACTGCGTAATGCTAACGGTGGTAACTACACCCGTATCGTTGTTCTGTGTGGTTCTGATTTCTTCGACGCACTGTACACTAACCCGTTCGTGACCGAAGCGATTAAATACTTCGCTCAAGACCTGAACAAGCTGTTGCTGAAGACTCCAGATGTTGCTCAAGGTTACACTGCCAACTTCCGTACCATCGAAGTTTGGGGTCTGACTTTCATCGACGCTGGTACTGGTGGATACGAAGATGCTGACGGTGTTTTCCAACCGTGGATCGAGCCTACTAAGGCTGTAGCTATCCCAACTGGTGTTCGTGGTATGTTCAAGACTTACTACGCTCCAGCTAACACCTTCTCGGCAATCAACAAGACTGCCCAAGGTCGTTACTACTTCGAACGTCTGAACGACGAAGATGACTTGATTCAAATGAAGGTTGGTTCTAACTTCATGAACACTTGCATCTACCCAGGTGCGATCTTCGACATCACCTTCAGCTAAGTGAAACTCTCAGAGGGCTGGCGTCAAGCTGGCCCTTTGTTGTTTAAGGAGAAAGATAATGACTGATGAGGAAAAGATTGCTCTCCTTGCTCTTATGATTGGTGACATTCCGGGTGGTCCTTACTACCCTATGTTTACAGAAGAACAATACAAACAGTTCCTTGTCCTTGGTAAAGGGAATGTCAACAGAGCTGCGGTGTATGCTGCAATGTCTGCTTCATTCTTTGTATCGGGCGAGAGTTCGCGTGAAGTGATTGGTGAGCTTCAGATTTCAAACTCTACGAGTACGAATTACTTGAAACTTCTTGATTACTTGATTGCTACAACTGGTAAAGTTCCACCAGATAGTTTGATGCCATGGTTCGCTGGTGCAGACCAGTGTGATCGTAATCGGTTGATTAATTATAACCGCTGCGATACCAAGAATTGGCAACATCCTGTTGGTGCTACGTGTGGAGGTTGCTAATGGCCTTCCACGACCGTATGAGAGCGATGGTGATACGTCAACTAGCTCCACAACCGAAGGGTAAGGGTGTTCCTGTAACCTTCGTAAAACGCATCTCAGGAGGTTTTGATCCTAGTACGGGTAAGACCACACCAATAGTAAACAAGGAGTTCACGTCAAGTGGATTAAGAGTTAACTATTCTGACTATGCGTACACTAACACTAATATCGTTTATGGTGACTTTCAAATCTATCTGTCACCGGTTCTTGATGATGGAACAGATACACCTGAACCTTCGATTGGTGACCATTACACATTCCTTGGTCGTAAGGTTGTTGTTGTGAATTACTCACACTTCAATGAAAACGGAACAGGCTGTGGTTGGAAGTTGCAGGTGAGACATGGCTGATTTCTTTGATGTGGTGTCTGAATGGATTGAGGAGACTGAGGTTAAGATTGATGACATCCTACAAACGATCATCATCCAGGTAGGTACGATGGTTGTAAGGCTTAGTCCTGTTGATACAGGGAGATTCAGAGCCAACTGGCATTTAAGCATTGATGCTGAATCAGGAACAAGCTCTACTGCTTTTGATCAGGAAGGTCAAAGTACAATCAACTTAATTGCATCAGAGGCTAACCGCTTCACAGCCGGTCAAGTTGCATACATCCAGAACAATGTCTTATACGGACATGACTTGGAATGGGGTCTTTACAATGGACCAACACAGAAGGTAACTGCTGAAGGATTTAGTACACAAGCACCTAACGGTATGGTTCGTGTAACAGAAGCTGAATTTATGAACATTGTGAATGAAGCAATTCGACTTCATCAATAAGGAGGGTTGTATGAGTAACAGAAGAATCGACAACCTATTCTATGATAAGTTGGTTGAAGGTCTCACAGTTGATGACAAGCTTTTGATTGCGATCATGAGACCAAGTATTCAGTTAAGTGCTGAACAGGAAGGGATATACGATAATGTAAGTCAGATTGTACCATCAATTATTCCAGCGCCTGCTGAGACACAAACGGTTGGTGGTGATCATAAGCGGTTTACTGGTATCTACCAAGTGGATGTTAAAGTATTTATGAATCCTGAGGATCAAGATGCTGACATCAAGCTGTATGACATACAAGACAAGCTACAAGAAATATTCGAAGTAGATATGCTTCTCACTTCTGGAAACTTTTCAGTTCAAGTGATTAGTCCATTGAAGACTTCAGGGGCAAGACAGTTTAAGCAATGGTGGACTTGTCACTGTTACTTCAATTACCGAGCCGACACAAACTAAAACATTCAAAAGAGGATACAAACATGGCCTTTCGTTTGCCTAACGGTTCTACCTTCGACTTCGCTGAAGAGTACGGAGCTGACGTAACAATCACCGCTATTAGTAATGCTAACCCTGCTGTTGTAACGGCTGAGGGGCATGGTTTCCTTGCTGGTGATATTGTTGTTCTGACATCTGGTTGGGTAAAACTGACTGGACGTGCATTTAAAGTTGGTACTGTAACTGCTGACACCTTTGTATTGACTGGTGTTAACACCCTTAGCACTCAGGGTTACCCAAATGGTACTTCTGCTGGTACTGCAAAGAAAGTTGATAAGTGGGTAAACATTCCACAAATCACTGAGGTTGCAAGTTCTGGTGGTGAGCAACAGTTCTATCAATTCGGTTTCTTGGAAGAGGACGAAGATCGTCAGATCCCTACTACCAAGTCTCCATCGACTCTGACCCTGACCGTAGCTGATGACCCGTCGCAGCCTTACGTTCCAGTTGTTGAGA